TAAATACACTCGTTCGAGTACATCTGTCAATTCTAGGTTGTTTTGTTCGAGCGTTGCTATAATAACCTGAACATCACTATCTAACTGTTCTTCATTGTAAGCATATGGAGAATCAGATACGATCTTGCCGGGTATTCCTTTTTTTCGGAGTAGATTTCGGATGCGAGTCACCATTACGTCACCGCACCCTCTTGCTTCTCCGTTCCACTTATCATTCATCAGTATGAGGACTCCCAACTACTTTCGATCCGTTTAACAACTTTCTCTTCTCGTCGTTGCATTTCGAGTTGCTCTTGTTCGCGGGTCATAAAATCCGTTTTCCCGTGTTTTACGATCTGACGAATTGCTTCATTGAGAACATTGTGCATAGTTAGGTCTCGCTCAATGCAATATCGTTTCAGTTCTTTTTTAAGCTCTGGCTCGATATGAAAATTCATCTGAACGAAACCTTTCATTATGCAGCCTCTCTCTTAGGATGTGCGAGACAATATCCCAAAACATTTTCTGGTGATGAAATCTCATAAGGATCTTCGGGATGATTGTCAGACATTGAAGCTTCGGGAAACAATGCTTCTACTACACCATCATCAACTATCATAGCGTAACGCCATGAACGAAACCCAAATCCAAGATTGTCTTTATCTACTAGCATACCGATCTTCTTTGTGAAGGTGCCACTGCCATCAGGAATAACCTGCACGTTTTGTAGTTGCTGGTCTTTAGCCCAAGCATTCATTACGAACGCATCATTAACTGACATACAGTAGATCGCATCGATACCGGTATTAACAAACGCATCAAACTTTTGCTCGTAACCGGGTAGTTGATAGGTTGAACACGTTGGGGTGAAAGCGCCCGGAAGAGCAAACAGGACTACTCGCTTGCCTTTAAAATAATCTTCCGTGGTCTTATCTTCCCAGCGATAGGGGTTAGGACCCTCAATCGACTCATCCCGCACACGTGTTCGAAAGTTACATTCTGGTAGTGTATCGCCTTTTCTAATCATAATCTTTTCCTTCTATAAAACGAAATAAATTCTGGCCATCTAAACAGTCCTTGTCGGATGAAGCAGAAAAATAATCCGCTATATGGCGGATCTAATTTAGCATCCATTTCTAACTCAGTTTGCTGCATCGGGATACCCCTCGTACCATCTGACTACTGTATCAACGCGAAAAGATCTCCAAGCGTCTTTATCTATACACCACACAACTAGGTGTTCATTGTCTTCACGCTGTTCCAATACTTCTTGAACATTATGGTTAGACAACTCAGTGTTTAAAGTGCAAGGCATAACTCTAAGCTCGCCGGTGTCGATCTTGTTGAATTCAACTGTCACCACACCTTTTTTTGCAGCATCAATAAAACCCTTAATCATTTAAGTTCTCCACTTCGATAATTTCTGGTACCACAGATACACCACCATAAAGATCTGAGGATATCAAATCGTTTAGATGATTCTTACTACCACGTGTCCATTTGAGACCAATGTACACACGATATTGGTTTGTCGCAGTAATTAAAACAGCTTTGTTCCACTCTTCGTATCCAACGGGAGCGACTTTTCGCACACTGTTCTTTACTACGGAGTCAGTAGCCATGGCTACCTGATCACTCGACTCACTGCCTTCTTCAACAACAGTGTAGGAAGTATCTTTGTTGATCTGTCCAGCAATCTGATCAGCTAGATCAGCCTTAGCGATGATCGTAGCCTTCTCGATGGCCAGTTGCAGATTAGAAGATACTGCTGTGCCCACACCGTAGATATACTTGTGCTTGTTCTTGCGGTCAAGCAATCCTCGTTGTTCTTCACTATCAATGTACCACTCAGGGATCTGCGTGAGAATAGAATTCTCGGTTGCTTCCTGCTTAACTTGGTAGTTCGAGTTGCAACCTACAGCAAGTAGTACAAAAATCATAACCAAAATTTTCATTGTTTAGTCCTTTGCTAATCCAATTATGATGGCGATTGGTATAATATCCACAGCCTTTTTTTTTACGTAATCTCCAAAGTCATTCTCTGGATCGAACTTGGTAGAGTTCTTACTCTCCTCTTTACAGCGGCGAGTTTTGGTCTCTGACACAAGCACACCATCTTTCCAGACTTGAACGACTTCGTAGTTACATTCAGTCTCTTCAGTTTCAGCGGCAAGTACTTCAATGCCGGGAGCAAAGAAGATTGCCAAGACAAGTAAACATTTTAGCAAATTTTTCATAGATGTCAACTCTTTCCTAAGTAAATGTTTTGAAGATGATCTTCGAATTGTTCTACTTTATCCAAACGATTTGGCCAGTAGATGTAATCTTTTTCTGGGTTTGCTTTAAGATTGTTTAACAAAGGTTGAATTGCATTAAACAAACCTTCTAGTCTATCGTGGTATGATAGAGCAGTGTTGGCTCGTTCTTTTAGTTCTGTAACAACTTCTAGTTCCTCTTCGGTTACAGCCGTAAAGCCAAAATCAAAGATGTCATCAGTCATCGTTATCCTCCACAGTAAGTGTGTAAGTGAAAGTTCCCGGTTCGTATGAATCGGCATTGAGTAAAAAACTAATAATATCTTCCCTCATAAATTCTTCAATTACTTCATCACGAGCCTGTTTGTATTTCATGAAATCAACTACTTCACCCATCACGCGCCTCTACCTGTAGCATATGGTTTTGGTTTTGCAAACGCTTCATCCCACTCACGAGGAGAAACTGTATCAATCGAGTGATGTCCTGCAGCAGGAGCAAACACTGTTTTGTTTTCTTCGTCGTGGATGTACAGCTGAATCAAAGCGTAATGCAGGATTTTCATCACATCCTTACGCCCATCGGCAGCGTTACCTTTTCGCCCGTATCGTTTTGCATACTTGATGACATTGCCCAAGCAAAAGCCAGTACCATGCCCAGAGTCAATGATAACGTCAGTAGCCTGATACTTATTCGTCGCGTAATGTTGGTCGTAGGTTCCATCGACATATTTTTTAAACTCCTCAATCAATTCATCTTCACGAAACTTATAATTCACTAACTTGACTCCTCAAAGTTCAGTTCTGGTGCCGTCTTTTCTTTCGATAGTTACGGTGCCTTCATCTTCATCAATTTCAATGCCAATTGCGTCTATAGCCATGCATAAACGAAAAAGCCCATCGAACTCGCCTCTTTTAAATCCAAACCAATGTCCAGCAGAGTAAGAGCAAAACATTAATCCCGTAGCAATGATAGTGTGCAGTACTGGGTCCATAGAACCTCCTAATTAAATTTAATACCACTTAGTTTATTTCCTGCAGTAGTTCTATCGAACACGGGGATATCGTCATCCACTAAATCTTCTTGCTCACTTTGATCTACATCATACAGTTTCATTTTGCTTCTGTCAACCCCAATAACGAAACGCTTGTTGACGTTTGGATCGTTATACCGATTCTTCAATTGCTTAACCATAATTTGATTCAAACGTGTAAGCTCTTCGTTAGAAACTAGTGCAAACATCAGATCCGCAGTCGCCGGAAGTCCGAACGATTCAGAAGTGTCTTCGAGACCAGGATCAGAATTTGCATATCCGGATCGTGTGGTTTGAGTAGCGGATACAATCGGCACATCAAACTCTACAGCCAGACCCCTGATCTCTTCGGCAATCGCTTTAATATATGTGTATGAGTTAATAGCGCCACCCATACTCTTCATTCTTGCGCTTGCACATATATTTAGGTAATCAATAAAGATGATTTCCGGAACAAATCTTTTTTTCAAACGCAATTCATTTAGCAGAGCACGAAAATGCCCGGTGTGTGCCTGTCCAGTTGGATACTCTTTTATTATGAGTTTTCCGTTTGTGGCATCTGCAATCTTTTTAATGCGATCCGTAAACATAGGTTTGGACATATGATCGAGTTGATCTATAGCAACGTTCATCAGATTGGCATCTATCCTTTCTGCGATACGTTCTTCAGCCATTTCCATGGTGATATACAGAACGTTGCGCCCCTGAGATAAAGCGTTAGCTGCAACGTGACACATAAACAAAGACTTACCGACACCTGTACCAGCAAGGGCAATGTTCAGTGTCTTGTTCGGCAGTCCGCCCTTGGTGATCGTATTGAAATACTCAAGGTCAAATGGAATGCGTTCTTCTTGTGCGTGATAGAAATCATATCGCTGATCAATATTTTCTAAATAATCGTGACCAACATTGTTATCAAAACATACTGCCAAAGCTTTCTGCAAAATATCAGGCAGGGCATCCTTGGTATATTGAGTGTGCTTCCCATCGATAACCTGAATCGACTCCATGATAGCCAAATACACAGCACGATCTTGACACCACTTCTCAGTCTTCTCAAGAAGCCACTGCTCGTTCTCTTCTTGATACTCAAAGATAGAAGGCAGGATATCTAGAGCGTGTACATAAGTCTGCTCAGTTAGCGCAGTGCAATCATCGATCTCAATTTTAAAGGCTTCCATCGAAGGAAGACGGTTGTATTTCTGTACGTACTTTGTTACTTCGGTAAAAAGAATTGCATAAACACCCTCGAAATATTCCTTCTTGATGAAAGGAATAACCTTGCGCATATAATTTTCATTGGTGAGAATGTTTCTAAGTATCGTCTGCTCAAGATCAATCTTCACTTTCTTCTGCGTCTCCATAAGCTAATGAACCATCAGATGCTGCAACAATAAGAATGTCTTCCAGCACATCCGCAACGAACAACTGAAGCTCTTCATCGTCAGTTGTTAGTTCTGAGTTAGGAGTAGATTCTATCACAAAATTGAACTTAAGGAAAGCATTTTCGTCTTCACCCTCAAAACCAATGTTGCCAAATTTAATTACAGTTTCCGGATGCGGTCCTTCTAAAAGACGCACTGCCCAAGACTGAGTGTTAGTTTCATCTGATGGGGTTAGTTCGTAATGAACACCTTCTGATATTTTATTTTCTATTTCATTCATCGAGCAACAACCTGTATTTTTTGGGTAAATTAGTTTGATTTTCTACGGGGATATTAACAATTTTTAGATCGAGAGCTTCGTTGTCTGTTAAAGTATTCGGAATTTTTTTTGTTTCAAAAATTTCTAAAACTTTATTTAATGATCTTATATGTTTACTGTTCATTCGGTAAAAATCTTTACTAGAACTAGTATAAATTTTATTAATGAAACGTTCTTCATCACAAAAAAACCATGATAAATGCCAGCCTGCTTTTGGTATACATTTTAAAGTATTATTACTTCTTATTCTTCGCCATATTTTTGTGTTTTTACGTAACCAACGTCCGGAACCTAAAGCTATTGATTTAGTAGAATACTGTTCATTTTTTGAATTATCCCACAAGATATGATTCAAATCATAGATAAACCAATCCATCTCTAAACGAACCGGCTTTGGTGGACATCCTAGCTTTAATACTTTGTCAGCATTCCAAATCTCATCTACATCACAAGTTATTACAACATCATCTTCTTGTACAATTTCTGCTAGGTAAGAAAATGATTCCATTCTAGATTCTTTTTCATTGAGAATAGCGCTTTCGAAATCGCGATGACGTTTCTCTTTATCTTTTGAAGATCGATCAATATCCAAGCGTTTAACACTGTAAATACGGTGATCAATTTTGTGCAAGTAGTCTTTAAATAAATGTTTATTTTCCTGGAAGTATAGTGGCTTGGGATCGCCAAGCCACGTATGCTCCGATTCAGATAAAACAAATTTGCCGACGTAATCATTTAATTCTTTGAGCCTAAAGGAAAGCATTTCTAGCTCATCATTAAATTGGAAGGCGTCTATAATCATTCTTCGACTGAGAAATCTAACTCGCTACTTAATCCGGATCCCATAGAATATGCTTTGGAAACATATTCACAGAAGGCTTCGTCGCGTAAGAGAGGTCCCCAAAAATCACAGTTAAGCTGACTCTGTCGATACTTGTGATCAGGTTCGTCTGCTTTCGCATACCAGCCGTTAGAAGGTTTGATCACATGACCAGAAGCTAGTGCAACATCAAGAAGCCCACTGTATTTGTCGATGCCGCCTTCCCAAGAAACCGTAATGGGAATCTTAGATTGTTCTTTAACAAAACGAGACTTCTCAACCTTGATTACAAAATCATAACCTTCGACTTCAGTTCCCGATTTGTTTTGCCTACGGCCAATGATCCAAATGTTGTTGGCACTGTAGTAAATGCCAGTACCACCTCCAACAACATCTTTTGGATATAAACCAATCTCTTTGTAGGTGTGGTTAATAGCAAGCAAAGGAATGTCTTTCATAGAGAGGTATGGAGTTACCATACGAAACAAACCTTTGAGGGCTTTAGCACGGGACATATCAGCGACGGACTTTTCGTTCATCGCATCTTCGAGTTCTTTCTTAGATGCGAGGTTGCCGATTGAGTCTATGATAATAATCACATCATCTTCTTTGTCCATGTTGTCGAGTTGACTCACCAAATCAAACTTCAACTCTTCGGCATCCGATACTGGCGTGTGTAGAACACGAGTAGTATCAATACCAAATCCCTCGAAGTATGATTGTGGTGAGCCAAACTCTGAGTCGTAGAATAGCAACACGGAATCTGGCTTAGCTTCCATATAAGCTGCCGCCATTTTTAAAGCAAAAGAAGTTTTAAAATGTTTTGATGGCCCAGCCAGAACAGTTAGACCGTTTGACAAACCGCCATCCAATTTTCCGGAAAGAGCCACATTCATCATGGGAACTCCGGTATCTACATAATCTTTTTCTTTGAAGAACTCTGAGTGGTCAAGTCTTTCAGTGAACTTGACCTTAGAGTTTTTCATAAGCTTAGCCATCAATGACATATTAGTCTTCCTTTAGGTTACGAAGGTTTACTGCTTCTTCCAGCAGAGTGATTCGATCAGATTGACCAACCAGCATCTTTACATCCCTGTCAGCATACTCGCCGCCATAAGAACGAGCTTTCTTCACAGTGATAGATGAATCAGTTTTCGCTTTAATAAACGAAGGAAGCATCACACGCGAATCTTGTAAAGCGGGATGTCGTTCAATCATTCTTCGAACAATTGTTGGGTTCGCTGCACCAAGATCTAGAATGACCTGATGAAACTGATTAAAGAAAGCTTGCTTGACTGCACGAAATCCAGCTACTCCAAGCTTTGCGTAAATAACTTCGTGCAAAGTGCCTTTAACAACTTCTTTAGTTGAAGTGTAAGTGCAATGTTTAATGATGTTTAAGAAAGCATCAAGTGCTTTGGGGCCACCACCAACGTAATTTAAATCAGATACCAAAATTTCTTCTGGATCTTCACTAAACTCTGGTGAGTAAATCATTTTGCCGGTCACCCAATCAATACCAACGACATTGATAATACGATCTAAAGTTTCTGTATTGATGGTTGTTTTTAAACAGATACCAGCTTGCGTGTTCTGAGCAATCTTCTGAATGGTTGCAATCAAAGCAGCATCATCTAGAGAATCGTTCTTTAACATAGGAATATCGTCACAAATAAAAACTACAGCTGGGCGATATTCAAATAGTTGAATGTCATCTTTAGGACCAAAACGCATTACTTCAGCAACTTTCAAATCAAAAGCAGCCTCTGTCGCAACAGCGAGATGATTGTTGCCAGTAATAGCAATGCGAAGTTTTTCTCTAGGCAATCCCGCGTCAGTTACGCCAGTGCCTTCTGTGGGATCCCAATCTGCATCAACAATTTCGGGTTGTGGCGGGACAATGTTTTGTTCTTCAGTCATTTTAACTCCTATACATTTCGATATGCATACTCTACAGCGCGATCAGCTTCGAGGTCTAATGGTCTATTAGTATACCAACTACCAGTCTCCATGTCAAGCTCTCTGCATAAATCAGCGATTTCCTTTGCTGTAATCGGATAATCATTTTTGATAGCATTAGCTGCTGTCGCAACCATTATCTGATACATTTTATGATACCATCCAGTATCTGATATCATTTCATATTCTGCCGCCAAGTGTTTGGGGAAGAACGGACAATTTTTGTAAGAAGACCAGACAACATCTTTAGCTTGCATCTGTTCTTTTCTATACGCAATTACCGCTTCCGCAATTTTTGGTGGCAGTCTATCAATAAAGTTACCATTCGTTTTTGATTGATAACTCCACTGTGACATTATATAGTCGGGATCTAAATGCTCTCCCTCATTCACATAAAAAAAGTTAAACGCGTCTGGATATTGTGCAGGTACATAATACATTCGCGATAAGTCTTTGGTTTGTTTGTCTCCTATATCTTCAAATTGTTTGTTAAGTGCATACCAGAAGTGTGGTATGTCTTTTTTATCTAATGTTTTCGATAACGGAAATACTAGTCTAAACTTAGGCTGTATTGCAGTGCTTGAAGCAGTTGAGTAACAGACATAAGAATACTTTCCGCATATCCTTTGTAAGTTATGATCAACGTCTCCGGTGTGTATGCTAAAATCGTCAACATCAATAGCACACCACCCAGCCCAATACATAACATTTTTATTAGAGCGCGTACTGTCTTTGATATACACAGCAGGGCTAATGAGAGGAGAAGAATTAGTTCCACCTTTCTTACCTTTTAGTTTTGAACATTTTTCCAACCATTTAACAAGACCAGACCATGCGCCAAACTCTACCGTTCGATGTGTTTTATTATCGAAAGTGCTGGAAAACATTGTGACTTCATATTTCATACAAAGAAATCTTCCAAGGTGGCTTTAGGTTCTGCGGACCAACCAACAGCATCAAGGATAGGTGTCAGAGGATCTACAAATGATTTAGAAAACATGGTATCAAAATCTATTGCAGGTGTCAAGCCAAATTCTTTCGGCAAGTTGTTCGGAAAAGCAATAACGTTTTCCTTTATCCGATTTGGTTCTTTCAAATATACAAACTTAATTTTTTCGCCGTTTTGAATCTTCTCATATTTCTCCTCCAACCCTTGCTTCTTAAGGTGGTGATTATATAACAACGCGCCTCGTGCGTGTATTGGAGTTCCCTTGCTATAAATGTTGTCGCGATCTGCAAACTTATCGATGTTTGTTATTCCTCTGGGGAAAGCGATCTGTTCTGGTGTAAGGAGTTTAAATTGGGACTTAAAGTCAGAAATGAATCGTTGTGTATCTGATTCGGTACTTTCTATGATGACTCGAAAGATCTCGCGCATTTTTTTTCTTATAACTTCAGGGGTTGAAGACTTGATAGCTTCAATGCCCATCATCTTAAGCTGAGGTTCCGCGAACCGCACACCTTCGCTGTCATGGACGTTGAGAATATACCGCTTCTTAGCCATCCAAATTCCACGGTCTGCAATGACCTCACGTTTCATCACCATACGATTTTCATATGCGTTAGTAGCATCAGCTAGTTGTTGATAAGCGTCGGCAATTTTGTTTTCAAAATGTTCACATACTTTATCAAGAAAGTTTACGGGATTAACGGGTTGATGCATACGCACCATCTGAGAAAAATTAATATAAACAGAGTCGGTATCGATTGCGATTACATAATCGTCTTTAGTCCCCATCAATTCCTGCATCTCATCATTGACTGCTTTCTCCGCACACCTAATTGCTCGCTGGCCGGAGGTTGTTACCGCCTCTGCAATCCTTAGATCGAAGTATCGGAAGTACTGGTTAGCCATCGCACCGTAGAGAGAGTTCATCAGAATCTTAACTGCCATCTGCTGGTTGTTGAAAATTGTGATGTCATTTGCAAGTTTCTTAGTCGGAGTCTTTTCGTAGTCTTGCTTGGCTTTTAGCATCGCATCCTTAGCGGTAACTCGATCAGTATAAAACTGCTTGATCACTCGCGGGATGATACCTTGAACATCCGTGCGGTACCTAGTCCCATTGGCGGCTTCAGCACCTTCACCCTCAGTTAGAGTTTCCGGAGACATATTATACTGAACAATGATGTTAGGGTACAGTGAGTTCAAATCGAAGGAGCAAACCCAATCGTGGGATCCTACGACAGGATCTTTAACGTAGCCTCCTACGATGGTAGACTTCATTTTATCAACCTTGGGCGGCACTACAATGTTCTCAGGACGCAATGCGTTGTAAATAACAGAGTCCCATATGTTTGTAGTACCTAGCGTGTCGATGTAATTAGTCTTGGCTTTGTACGCCATAGTCAAAGCAAGAGTGATCAGTGCCATCTTCTCTTCGAGACGATCCACTAACTCAACGTCTTTGATGTTGTAATCGATGAACTTCTGAAAGTCATGTTTGTACAGCGAGTGTAGAGAGCCGTACTCTTCATACGACAATTTGTTCTCACCTAGAACAACGTACGCGATATGATCTAACTTGTAGGACTCTTGCTCGCCATATGTAAGCTTGCCAAACTTTTGAAACAGATCGTAATAGTCTAGCTGAGAGATTCCAAAGACATCATAAACTTGAGCTTCTTGTCCCATCTTGTTTATAATACTGCGTTTCTTCAGAATTTTCCAAGGAGACAAATCTTTGGCATGATTCTCGTCCAAAACCAGACTAATTCTATTGACGAGATAAGGTACGTCGAACATCTGTGTGTTCCAGCCCGTAAGAATGTCGGGCACGTTCGGCTTTGAAGACCACCAGCCTAGGAAACTTCGAAGTAGATCTGCCTCAGTATCACAGCGGAAATAGGTAATATTATGATCGTTGAGTTCAGGATTGTAATCGTACAAACCCCAAACGTAATAGACGTTGTCGATATTATTTTTACAGGTAATTGAGATTACTGGATGATGTGCCTCTTCAGGAAAGGGAAACCCCTCATCAGAAGCAACCTCGATGTCTATGGTTGTTACGTTGATGCGCTCGCGGTCAAACTTTATCTCGTTAGGAAAACGATCACCGATACATTGCAGAACATAATTAGACATTCCGCTGACAGTAAAATTAGGTACGTGTCTGTACTGCTCGATAAAATCATTAGCATCCTTCATGGTGTGGAATGCAATGGGAGCTACGGCATTGCCGTACAAAGTACGGTACTTAGACTTCTCTAAGCTCGTTCTGTTAATCGGAACAAAAAGCGTGGGAGAATATGGTATTCTTTCTGACACTCGCTCACCGTTTTCATAACCACGATAGAGAAGAGTGTTACCGTATTTAACAACGTTTGTGTAAAATTTCATTCAGGTATAATAGCAAATATATTAATGTTAGTCAAGATTCACAAAGTGTAAATCGTTATGATTTTTTTTAACGTGATCTCCTATTTTAGTGGCAAGAGCATCTCTACCCTTAATAGACGATCCATATTTTGAATCTATTAATTGAGTACAAGGAGCGTGTTCTATACCTAAAGGTCTGCGATGTGCTTGCGTAGCGCTTGTACCTATACCAGTTTTATTTACCCAACGAGGATCACTATATCTGTTAAGAGGCCAATAAACTCTATTAAATTTTAAATTTATGTTTCGACAATGCGCGTCCACAGCCTGATGCATAACGGACATTGTGCCTTTACGAGTTCCTTTTTCTACTATCTCGCAATGTTGTTTAGCGACACCAGCACTAGCCGTCCATATCTCAGTTGCAGTTCCTAAAAGCATAACTTCCATTTCTTTATATTTTGAAGTAAACTTTCTGAACGTATCTTCTTGTTCAGGAATTAAATAAGCATCGTGTTCCATTACCCAAAATTTTTTCTTCCCTGTCGCTAATTTTTTCATCATTCTATAATTAGAATGATAAGACCCCAATTCTCCGGGAGTAATTCTTTTATTAGTGTGCCAATATGGGGTATCTTTGAGTTCTTCTAATAAATTGTCTGGAGTGATGCATTGTATGACTTCGATTTCAAATATGTCAGACACTCGTTCAAACGATTTCAAAGCGATTTCGTTGTATCTCATAGCGAGATCATTATTAAAATCAACCTGCATATAAGCTTTAATCATACAACACCTTTAAATGGTGTGACGTTTTTGAGAGGAACGCCACTAAACCTCAAGAGGTAAGTTAATCTTCCAAGTAGTACTTATAACAGTCTTTCATGGTTTCAAACTTTTCTTGCTCAACTTCGAGTTGGCAAACTCTTTTTCTTTCGGCACGATCCCCGCTTGATGCGAGAAAAAATACCGCTGCTAATACTAGTGCCATTTGCATAATGTGCTCCTTATAGACCCTGTGGAATCAGAACCATGCCTGCTTCCATTTGAGTCTGAACCATTAATTCAGGATACAGTAATGGACCAATAAGACCCATCAAACATAATCCTACCATAACAACGCCGAGTGTGTAATTCCTGATCTTTACAATCATGACATCACCACTAATGCAATCATTACGGGCGCTACTAATAATGCAGCAGCAAGCATATAAACTGCTTGCGCTTCTTCGCTACACAAAATTTTCATTACTCCTCCTTTGCAGATACCTTGTAACCAGCGGCTTCCCATTGTTCAATGGTTCGACACTTCATTTTTTTAACAGTAAGACCAGCAGGTCCACGAACTTCGATACGTGCACAAAACTTACCATCTTCGGTTGCTTTGGCAACATAGTCTTGTTCGTCTGCAGTTACAGGTTGAGCAACAAGTGATGCTGCGAAAATAACACCGCTACATGCGGCAAATAGTTCTTTTTTCATTTAAGTGTCCTTAGTGAGATTTGATTTCTATCTTTCTCGGACGCTGTTCTTCGGGCAGTTCAACTCTGAGTTTGATCACGAGTAAACCGTTGACGAATTCGGCTCCATCAACGACAACGTGGTCAGCGAGTCTAAAAGTTTCCACAAATTTCTTCGTGGTAATCCCTTTGTGAAGATATTGACGATTGTCATATTGACCATCTTGAGTGTGATCTGAGGGAGTTCCCTTAATAATCAGCACACCGGGTTTATGTTCAATCTCAATATCTTTCTTTTGATAACCGCCTAGTGCAAATTCCATAGCGTATTCTTCATCATTATATTTTACAATATTATGACGAGGAAAACCTTTCTCGTTTGCGCCGATGGCAGTTAGTTTTTCTATCTCATCCCATACGTGGTCAAAACCAATGAAACGAGAATGTGGGAACGTAAACATTTTAGTACGTGTAGTAACCATATTTGCCTCCTAATATTTTAGCAAGGTTGTTGTCTAACTTCCGGACCATTCCGCGAAGTCGATATTATATATACACTTTTTGTTTTTAACTGTCAAGTTTTTAGATATATTTTGCCGGATCCGGTTCACCTTCTACGCCGTACGAATATGTTAATCTAGAAGACGAAGCTATAACTTGATGATGAGTGCCTCTAGGAATCCAGACTGAATGACCGGGACGAAATAATCGAGGTTTGTCTTCGTAATTAGTTCCTTCAACTTTTAATTTTACGGTGCCTATAGCTTGAACTAACAGAACATCCATACTATCTTTATGGTATGGATAGCTGTCAGATTCTTGACCGAATCCATAAAATTTTATCAAAGATATGGGGTTTTTTCTAAAAACTTCTGCCATATCTAAAGCAACTTCTTCAGCCCATTTAGGGAGTTTATTTTTTTCAACCCACAAACAATGTGTGAGATATATTCTAATCTTTTCAGCTTTTGAATTAGAATTACTAACAGGATGTTTATCCAAATAATTTAATTCTTCATCCCAGTTTGGTATAGGATCTAATTTTGTGCTGCCGAAGTAAGGAACTTTATTTTGAATTTTTTCAAGGTCAAGTTTCATTTATTTCCAATATTATATTTGGGACACAGATCCCATTCATCCTTTTCTTTGTGAGAAATAATTTTAATTTGGCGCAAAGGCGCACACTCAGCTACATCAGATTGTTTTACTACATGAATCAACCCCCAATCAGAAAGCAGAGTAGCAATAGTATTCCTACGAAGCAAATCATTCTCTTCTAGATTAGATTTTTTACCATCAAGTAAAAACAATTCTTTAAAATGTACAATAAAATATCGCCCTTGTTTATGTAATATGTGGCAAGATTGAAATAATTTTTTTTCTTTACGTGAAGCTACACCGATTCTTGTTAAAGTTTCTCGAACTTTAAGAAAATCGTCTGGCTCATTTAAAGTCACCTCAAGCATATCTGCGGGGGACCATAATTTATATTCTTCCACCTTTATGAATCCTTCTCTTTATTTCATTGATGTTGTCGGTGGAGAGTAGATGTAGGATTTGTTTAGCCTTTTCATTGCTGTATCCATAATACTCTTTTACCGCTTCCAAATCGCTAATCGTTTCTGGCTTAATCCATTTACTGAAACGTTTACGCTTTCTGATAATATTTATAAGAAAATGATATTGGAGCTTGTTATCAATGAGGTGATATTGATTCATAACATTTGCTGCTATAGCAGTGTCTCGAAAATAAGACAGCGAACGATTTGTCAGAAAAGAATCATAAAGATCTTCTGTCAAATCGTCCACCATCAAATCTTCTTTACTGTAATTAATGGCAGTTACAAAGCTAAATGGGTTCATTTAAACTCCACGTTTGCCATAATTTCAGTCATACACGCAACTACGTTGAGTTCATGATCAGCAACAAAGGCGTTCTTATACTGATAATCAGCAAGGATAAGGACTAGCTGAGGTATCGAAGAGGTATCTACCTTCTCGTACATATCATCATACAGCTGCCTAAAGATTGCTGAAGGATCAAGGTCAACGTTATTTGCAACCCAATTGCGCATCTTTTTGAAATCCTTCTCCGCCAAAGCTTTGAATAAAATTTCATAATTTCCGCTCGCCTTGACGGTATGTAAAGGCATCCCAGAGATCGCTCCACGTTGAAGCTCATTGATTACTCGTCTCCAATCAGGAGCGTGTCTCATAATCAATTCTACCAGATCTTCTGTAGCAAAATCTGTGTGACCTTCTTGCGTCAGAATAAAACGAATCCGTTTCATAAACTGTTCGCAAAGGCTAGGCAGATCTTTTTTAGATGTATTGAATTCATACACACCACAACGAGAGTGTAGAGGTTCAATGATGCGGTTCTTGAAATTGCAAGTTAGAATGAATCGGCAGTTATCTGAAAACTCTTCAATGAAACCACGCAATGCGGGTTGCGTCGATTGAGGATTCAGATAATCTGCCTCATCAAGGATGACAACTTTTACATCGCCACCAAGAGATACTGTCGAAGCAAATCTTTTAATTTTGCCACGCAAAGTATCGATGTTACCTTCTTCTGAACCGTTAACAACGATGTAATCCAGATCGAGAGAGTCACAGATAGCACGAGCTACTGTGGTTTTTCCCAGACCAGCTGTTCCGGTGAACAGCATGTTTGGAACTTCACCACCATCAACGATTTTCTGGAAGGTAGATTTCAGAGTGTTCGGTAGAATACAATCTGAAATAGTTTGTGGCCGATATTTTTCGACCCAGAGAAATTCTTCTCTCATTCACTTTACTCATAATATAAATTTAAATTACTCTTCAGCGGGTGCTTCTTTACCTGCATCCGACTGTGCTGACTCAAGCATTTGAATCAAAGCAATAGACTGATCTCGCAGCTGACCGATAGTCGCTAACTCTTCGCCACGAAACCCGCCACGGCCTGCAATCGTATCGATAACCGCCACAGTGCTTCGCGTTACGCGATTAGTGAGATCTAGAATCTCTTCAGTCATTTCCATTTTAACCTCCGTACGTACTGGTTTTTTCAAGTGCTACCCAATATTCAATATTGGATTCTTTATTCACAAAGTGTGAAATTAATTTTGACGAAATCGCAACCTCGTAATCACCGTCAATCATTTTAAGATTAGAAATGTTAATTACAAAATTGAAATTAGAATCAACAAAAGTTCCATTGACATCAATTGAAAATGCATTGGATGTTTTGTCGTTAGTATCTATAACGCTCAGAACGATCACATTATTTTCCACAGAGATAGTCATTTCAGAATGACCTAACACTGAGGCAGCGCGTTTGATCTTGGCGAGAGTGTCACGATCAAGAGTAAACTTGACTTCTGGCTCTGGCATAATGATAGCCTTATTAGGCTTCGTCAAATTCTCAGGATCGCTGTAGTGATACTTGATTCTGCTTCTACCTGTACTATCAGAGATTGATACAAAATTATCTTCAAAGAAAACACGAGGCGAATCAACAAGCCCCAACGTTCTGAGAAATTCGTTTAGATCATAGACCCCAAAAGTGCGTGGGAATTCATCTTCCAATATTGAAGATGATAAAACATTTTTAGCTTCGGCAACCGTCTTAACAGTGTTACCCGCTTCGATAACAATATTAGAGTTGATAGAAGCATAGTTTTTCAACACCTCTAAAGTTTTTTCAGATAGTTCCATCATATAATCCTTACGCTGCTATTTTTGAAAAGTTTTTAGTTTTTACAAATTCTAGTTTACGATCAAACTTGTTCTCTAGAACCTCACCTTTGTGTGATATTATAAAGACATTTGTATCTTTGTCAAGCGTCTCTAGAATTTTAGTGAGGTTATCAATACCATCAGCATCTAAGCTGCTATCGAAAGTTTCATCTAGAATTAGAAGATTGGTTGCAATGCTATTCTTCATTCGCGCAACCTGACGCCATGTGAATAACAAGGCGAGGTCTATGCGTTGCTTCTCGCCTTCGCTGAACGACGAATAGGAGAAGGCATCTCGATGACGAGATCGGATTGTTTCATTGAATCCTTCGTCCAAATCGAAGTGGACATAAAAGTCGAGTACTTGAAGGTATTGATTCGTGAGTTTGTTAATAACGGGCAAGTATTGTTTGATGATTTTGGTTTTGATTCCGGAGTCTTTGAGCAACTCTGTAATAACGTTATTATATTCCCGTTCTTCCGCGAGTTCCAGTTTCCTCGACACGACCTCCTCACGAGATCTTCGTAGATCCTCAAGCGTAGATTTTGCGGTTTGCAAACTATCCAAGTCCTGCCCCCCTGCGGATAATTCATCACATAAACCTTGTATTTGCCGCTTGAGTCTTTTAATGTCACGCCTGTGCATTTCGACATCTTGGAGCTTAGATGTTTCTTCGGACAAAATGTTTTCATTCCACGTCATCTCATCATAGTGTTTTGCTATTTTGAAGGAGAGTGTGAGCTTGGCGTCTTCGATCTCTCCTTTCGCGTCGAAAGTTTCTCTGAACTTTTTACTTTTGATATCAGCGGCGATCTCTTGATCACAGGTGGGACATGTGTCGTTATCCTCATAGAATTTCACATCCTTGTCAAACTTTTTAATCTTCTGATCAAACTGAAAATCATATTTCTCAAGTTCGTCAATCTTTCTTTTTGTTTCAAACAACAACTTCTCTACTTCTCGAAGTCCAGTATCGGTATACTCTTCAACGAGTTTCTCCAGACGGGCCAACTCTGCTTGCTGCTCTTTGAGTTCAGACTCTAGTTTATCTTTAGCAGTTTCAGAGATTTTTTCTAATTCAGATATATGTTCTTCCTGAGCATCTATCTTAGTTTTAACAAGTTCAAGTTCGTATTCATTCTCCTTGATAGTTTCTTTCAGCAAAGATACCTTCTCTTTTAGAAGGTTGTTCATTTTTGAGAACACATTAATATCTAATAGGTCCTCAATGACTTCACGGCGATGTTGTGCGGGGAGTTGCATAAAAGGAATAAAACTGCTACTCCCCAGCACAACGACCTGATGAAACGACTTGTGATTGAGCTTAAGAATATTTTGCTCAAGTATTTTTTGATACTCTTTATTATGCGAGTCCTGATTAAACAGCCTGCCTGTGTTTGGCATACCATACCATATCTCAAACACAGTAGGTTTGATACCGCGACGAATAGTGTAAGCTTGTGCGCCGACCTCAAAGTAGACTTCAACAAGACAATCTTTGTTGTTGATTGAGTTCACCAGTTGCGGTTTATTAACACTGCGATGTGCTTTACCAAAAAGCGCGAACGACAAAGCATCAAGCATTGTAGATTTGCCAGAACCATTTTGACCCACAATCAAAGTAGTCGGAGTTTCGTCCAAAGCAATGTCGGTCCAATGATCGCCAGTGCTTAGGAAATTTTTATAACGAAGGTGTTTAAATTTTATCATAAAATTTCTAAATTCTGAGCTTCAACCATGAGTTCACGAACCTTTGATTTGATTCGTTCTTTATTAAGATCGGTGTCCACAGCATCGATATAAGTATAAAGTAAATCGTCTGTGCTGTCAAGGGCCAAGTTTTCGTCATCCACTTGTGCACCGGCAAAATCTTGAAAAGTTTCTGCTATTTGTAAACCATATACAGATCTTTGATTGATACGATCAATAAATTTTTCAAACTCAATAGGTTTAGATTTATTAACGACGATTAACTTAACAAATTTGTTGTCAAGGTATTGAAGATTCTGAACAGCATATGAATTCTTCTGGGTATCGTCGTAATATATTTTCTCAAAAATTTTGATTGGATTCTCAACAGCAGTTAACTCGCGAGTATCTGTATCAAATACATGAAAGTATTTTCGGTCCTGACAATCTGACCAGAAGAATTCCATCTGACTACCTAAATAATGAATATTATCTCGTTGACTTTTGGTATGGAAATGACCAGAGAAAACCATATCAAATTTACGGAACCAAGCCGGGTCCTGTCCTTCTGTACACTCAATACCACGTTGCATCTCAAACCCCTGCAATTCTAAATGCGCACCACAGATATCCGCTTTACAGGTGTTAATAAAATAACGAGTTTTGTCTTCATTCTCTGGGTTAATCCAAGGGATCAGCGCAATTTTACAGCCGTCATAATCTACCACTTCTGGCTTCTCAATGATTCTAACCTCAGACATATAGTGTCCAAGTAATTCTTTGAGAGAATTTAAGTCGTTAGTGTTTTTGTAGTAAACATCATGATTACCCGGAATAATATCCATATGAATATCATTATCCCGCAGAACGTCAAGAAATATTCTGCGATTATGATTAAGCGCTCTAAAATTAATCGAAGTACGGTTTTCATAATAATCTCCAAGGTGCAAGATTTTCTTTATACCGTTATCTTTTAAGTAAGGAAAAAAAACATCACGATAAAATCTTTCCTGATAGTCCATAAAAATATCAGAAGAGTTCCGTATACCACAATGGGTATCATTTAGTATTGCTATTTGCATTTGTTCACCAGTTATGCACCACGTTAGCCATAATAAAAAAACAAGTTAGAAAATTTACACCGACGATTACTGTACGTAGCAATGCCACATAGTCATCGTAAGGTTCAGTTTTATCGTCTGAGAATCCACCCAGCGCGTATTTCCAAATAGTCCAGAGTTTCAAAGCTATTCCATAAAGTTAGATAAATCAGAGTCAGCATTTCTTGAACGCTTTTTTCTTTCGGTTTTTGAATACTCTTTAATTAGTCTATCATTTTCTTTGACTAAGTCAATACGTTCTCGCAAACTTTCAACGAAGGCTTGAGTTTCTCGGCTCGCTTCATTGTTGTCGATCTCTTCAGCCACGAGTAATTCGATACCGGACTCGCTGAGATACTTAAGCTTGATGTCCTGCTGCTTCTTTTCTTTTTCGATACGTCTAAGGAAAGCATACCAAGCGATCTGTGTGAAATATGCAAATGCATTTGGTTTGCCTGTTCTCGTGGCAGCTTCAAGATTATAATTTTCAATCGCCTTTAAACAATTTTCAACAGCATCCATAACCATTTCTTCTCTGTATGTGTAGCGTACAAAGTTTGCTTTATGCGAAAGTCCTTCTGCAATTTTTAGGAAACATTCAGCAATGTAGTTAGGAATCATGGGTTTGGATTCTTTATTAGATTTAGCAGTTTGTGCTTTAGAAACATATTCTACAACAGCAGATGAGAAGTCGGCATTGTTGACGTAGTGTGGTTTTGCTTTTGCAATCTCGGACATAATGTACACCATAAAATAAAAAATATTATACTGAAATTTAAACTCCTGTCAAGGTTGACAAGAGTAAAACTTTTCTATAAAATAAAGCTTAACGCGTAAGGGGAAATAGTATTAATGAATTTTGTCTGGGTCTGGAAATTGAATTACGTTTGATTTTTTTGGGGTTTCCTTTTCTTCATTATCAATTCCAGCTATACCTTTCAAAATTTTATGAAACTTTTTTAAACTTTCTATATGTTCTTCTTTTAATGTTTCATCTCTTCTTCGATTGTTTTCTAAGACTTCTTCAACAGTACCATGGTATTGTTGAGAAAGGTAATTTCCAGGTCTATTCATGGAACAAATGTGATCCGGATTTAAAATAACAAAATCAGTTTTTTCGTCCGGAAAAGAAATCCAAGGTCTAAAAACATATGATCTTTCACCGTTAGAATGATCCCAATATATAATTGCCATAGCATTTTTTACAATCAAAACACTACTAGGATCTTCTTGATCGTTCCATTCTAATACTTCACAAACTATTTCGGCACCAGAAGATAATTTGAACTGTATTATGTCTTTGTTAGGTTCCATCATTTTTTACCTTTTAAAACATTTTTTTTAACGTAACGAACTAAATCTTCATTGTCTGGTTTACTAAAGTGTAAAAAATTAGAATATTCCGGAGCAATGCCAGTTTCAAAAAACGAAGGAGTTATGTTCCATTCATCATCTAGTTCCATAACATCCAATTCATATTTATTGAACATTGCGCTAAGGTATATTTGATCTAGAACTACCCAAAATTCATACTCTGGACGATCATACCATTTTTTCCAATTTTCAAATTTTTCTCTTGCTATTAATCTAGCTTCTTTACTCCAAAGCAACACGCCACTATTTAATATTCTAGTAGACACTTCTTTATATTTAGACTGAATTAACGGAGCATTAAACTCAGCAAAAGATTTTTTAATATCTCTATAATGATCAGACCCAAATGGATGAAAACCTGTTATGATTGAATTTTTAGGTTTTCTTTCTGTCCAACCAGCAACATGTTTTGGATTTAAATTAAAAATATTAGAGGCGTTGGGTAAAGCGATAACATCACAATCAAGATATAAAATATAATCATAGTTATCAAATAAAGGATCTTTCCAAAGCCGACAAATATCATGATAGACTAATCCATCTTTCCAATATTTTTCAGTCTCATCAGGCAAAAAAGATTTTTCTTGAAATAAATATTCGGCTTCATTTTTTTCTGCGTATTCGGCAGCAAACTGACAGGAATATTCTAGTGACAAAGGATAAGGTTCATCAGTAATGTAATATTGATAAACTAAATTCATTTTTTTACCATATGCCTAGGCAACCATGCGTTTGGTGAATGCCAATTAATAGCATCCTTAGTCGCTTCAATGCTGTCTTCTTCCGTTTTTGTTATAGGTCCAAACAACTCCTCTGCGTTATTTTTAATTTCGTTAAATAAATTTAAATATTTTTTATCGATATATTTTCTTTTACCTTTTCCAGACCATATAGGTGTGTCCAAAGAACTAAACTTAAACGGATCAAAATGTTTCTCATCGAAAGAATATATTTCAATTTCATTTCTGTATTCTTGAAACACTCTATTCAAAATAGTTTGATCTATGCCCCACTCTTGCGGATTTTTTAGTTTAGTTTTTAAACTGTTCGATAACCGTTTAGCAAACGATAAAGAATTTTCGGACCCATTAAACCAGACAAGCCCTGCAGCTGGCACTCCGCCAGTTCTTTTAAAAATACCAACGGGGTAATCTATAAAATCTTCTTGCATCGAATTTACAAAAATTGAATCTATATCTACAATCAATAAACCATTCTTAATGTATTTTGGAGCTATAATAAATCTATGTGAAGCATAAAATTCATATCTAGTATTTTTTTCTTCGGTAAAAAAAATATTTTTTATTCCATTCGCTAATTGTTTGGCCTCCTCCGTAGGGTTAATTACATTAATTATAGGAGAATAACCATTCATTTTAGCAGAAGTATAAAACGTTCTACCGAAAGCCAAAAAATATTTAGAGTCGCAAGAAGCTAAAACTCTCATATGTCTATTGCCGATATTTTAAATTGAAAATGTTCGGACTCATAAATTTTAATTCTCTCGGCGCTATGTTTTAGGGTGAAGTTTGGTTTCCCTTTGTATCGCAAGTCATCTGCGATGTCGTATAATTTTGTTGTGCGACCATCATCCGATAGGCGCAACCCACGTCCGATTGATTGGAGTACTCGTATTTGGGATTTACTAGGGGATGCGAAGACGATATTGTGGATATTACGAATGTTAATCCCAGTGGAAAAAGTACCAAGAGAAGCAAGGACAATAGCATTAGACTGTTGTTCCACAATTTTTCTGATAGCTTCTCTGTCTGTAGTTTTTGTTTCTCCTGACACGTAAAAGAGTCTTCGTCCATTTTCAATTTTTTCCTCAATTAAATCACGCAAAACTTTTCCATGTTTTTCTACTAAGTTAAAAAGAACAAGTGTATTGCCATCAAGACTGCAAGACAAATTACGAATGAAACGGTTCCGGGGAGCGTGTCCCACAAGGAAATCAATTTCTCCTTGATAATGAATGTTAGATAACTGAGCACAAGTTTCCTCATCGTATTTTAATTGGATGATGTCTATATTTAGCTTAGCTAATTCTGCTTTTTCTTGCAGCTTAGCCGTCGTTGTTACTCGATGCACTGGACCAAACAAACCCTCCAACACCATTTTATTTACTTGTGTTCCGTCTAGAGTTCCCGTAGTTCCGAAACGATACTCTGCATAAATCGACTTGTTCATAATAGAAGATAAAGATTTAGATTTAAATCCATGAACCTCATCACCAAAAATGCATCCAAACTTTTCAAACCATTTAGGACCAAGTTTGTATATGGATTGCCACGTGGTGATGATCACTGGTTTGTCGGAGTCTTTATCTTTTCCGCTGTATATTCGATGGCAATTAGTTTCAACATCAAAACCATATTCTTGAAAGTCTTTATACATCTGCTCGACAAGAGAGGTTGTGGGAACAATTAAAAGAATTTTTTCTTTGCGATTCTCTAAGTACCAACGCATCAGCGTGTAGATTATAAGCGACTTTCCACTGCCAGTTGGAGATAATAACACACATCGTTTGTGTTGCACTGCGTGACAAAAAGCATCGTACTGATAATCGCGAATCTCAAAGGGAAGGTTTAACGTTTTAATCCAGTCGAGTGTTTTGATGTGTTCAATTTTGTTCTGCTCAAACGGCAAACCAAAATGTCCATCTTCAACTACAACACGATACCCTTTGGACAGGGCAAACCGATTAATTTCTGGAAAGAGACCGACGTTAATCTCGCCGTTCGTACGATTGAGCATACGAATTTTGCCGTCCCAAACTCTGTTTTTAACGGCTGGCATATACTTAGCGCCAGGAACTTCAAAAGTAAAGTGTTCGCTCAATTCAGTTGCGATGTGATTTTCACATTCGAGCAACCGAAGAAAAGAATGATCTTTCATTTTGAGCGTTATTTCATTCATTAAAATCCTGCTTCAAACTGCTTCCAACGTATAATGTTGCTAATAGTTTGATGCCTCCACTTTATATTTTCGACGATTTCTTTAAGAGTATCTATAGTCGTTTTAATAAGCTGGATTTTAGCTTCGCTTTGAACTAACTCAGGGTCTGCCTCAATATAGTGTTCCATCTCACCCTTTAATATTTTCAAACCATCAAACGGATCGGGATCCCAACCTAACTCTTCAATTTCTTCTTGTGACATTTTCCCGTTGTACCACAACCACTTAAGTTTCATGAGTTCTTTCTGTTTAAACTCTGCTTGCTTGAGTTTTAACTTTGATTGTGATAACATAGACAAATATTTTGCGTGTAACTCTGGAGTTAAACGAGAAGCTTCGTCAATGTTAGTAGGGTCTATGCGGCAATCTTGTTGCCATTCTTTAAGAATATCTTCTAGATTCATAATAAAAAAATAAATTAAAATACGTCACATTATATCATAAAAATTCAAAGTAGTCAAACCTAAATGAAATGGGGCAGGTAATAAAAGTTTCTTCATTAGTGGCGGCTAAACTTATATCACCCAGCGTTACAGGAAAAGCGTTTCGATATGCAAACGACCTTGTTTTATTATTAGCGCTATTTAAAATCTGCACACCGATGTCTTGATAATCACTCAACTGAGAACTGTTAGTTTTATATGAAACGCCTTGTGTGAGCTTGTGTGGCGTCTCAATGGCATTCTCAAGCCAATTGTATATCTCTCCATACACATTCATATTCTCATCGAGAATAACCTCCATAGTAACTACACCAAACTCAACGGACTCGCCGGTGAATGGAACCTGACGTGCGTGTCGAAAAGGAACCTCAACCGGAGGTACTTCCATGGCAGGATGTTGTATGGACTGAGCCATAAACGCAAGGTACGGCGTTCTGTCTTTCGAGATGGTTACTCGAAAACCGGAAGGCTGTAAAAAATTTGTTTGACAGTAATCGTTCATATGATTATTTATACGTAAAAAAAGGGGCACCGAAGTGCCCCAAAAAATAATAACTATTTTTCTTATTCTTAGGCGAGGATGTTATCCACGCGGAAGATACGGTAGTACTGGTTCTGACGAGCAGCAGCAAGACCGTTAGCAGCGAGATCACCAACATAAGGGTTGGATACCATGCCATAACGAGTCTTAAACCCGATGCGAGGCTGGAAGTCATTCTCACCAACCGCACGTACCATTTGGAGAGGGACGTATGGGCAGTAGAACACACCAGAATCGTAAGGGTTGCTACCCTTGTAGCCAACTACAGCGTAGTCACCAACCGCATATGGGTCGATGTAAACGCGCATACGGCCATTAAGAACACCAGCAAACGTGTTGCCCGTGTCATCTACTTGCAGAGAAGTAGAAAGAGCAGGAGCGTAGTCGAGCATACCTGAAGCAGAAAGAGCAGTAGCAACATCTGAAGAACAGATGAGGATGTTACCCTTACCGCGACGAGTTTCTTTAGCGATTACGTTAGCTTCACGCTCTAATTGTACGAGCATACCCTTGAACTTTTCAACTGACCAACGGCCATCAGCGTCCGTAGCCAAGTCAAAAATACCCAAGGTCTGAAGACCAGCTTGACGGCATCCGATCTTAGCTTGAGCATTGATCGTACGAATAACTTCACGGTTAATTTCCGCAAGAATTTCCGTAGACAGAATGTTAGCAAGCTCTGTCTCAGCGTCAAGACCGTGAATAGCCTTGAGGTCTTGTGCGAGTTCAAGCGTGTATTCTGCTTTCAAAGCACGGCTCTGAGCAGTAACCGTAGCTTTCTCAATGGTGAAACCCATTTCAGCGAAATCAGGGCCAGCACCACTAAACGTGCCAAGTGATTCAGCAGTAGCAGTTGACATACCGCCCCCAATTACGGGGAGGTTAGCGCCAGTAGTGTTGCCTTCTGCAACAGAACCAGCAGAGTCAATGATGCTTGAGTCATTGTCAGTGTCGGCGGTTCGAGCAAGACCTGAAGGACCGTCAAGAGCAGGATCAGTGCTTACGCCTCCAGCGGTAGAGTCGCCAGAGTAAGCAGTGATTGCTTCGTTGAACAATGCTTCTTGATCAGCAGTAGGAAAGCCACTTGCAAGAGTGGTCTTGTACTTAGAACGCATTGCGAAAATCAGGCCAGTAGGACCAGACATCGGCTGAACACCACAAACGTCATAAGCCATGAGGTTAGGCATAGCGCGACGTACAAGTGCGATCAGAACAGGGTTCCAGTTAGAGACAGCGCCGGTACCACCATTCTGGGTAGAAACACCGTCGCCAGCTGCGTTAGCAGCTACTTCGTTAATTGCAGCGCTTTCACGGAAAGCGATTTCTTGGTTCTCAAGTACAGCAGCAGTTACTGCGCGACGATGATGATCTTGGATCTCACCGGCAGCAGATTCGTTGAGTACAGGAGACCATTTCTCAATAAGTCTATCGTAAGATTGCATGAGATTCTCCTAATTTATTTCTTGTTAGTTTGCTTAATAGCGTTAAGGTATGATGACATTGCAGAAGAAAATTCTGCTTCTTCATCAGTCCAATCATCCGTTGCTTCTTCTACGATTTCTTGAGAAACTTCTTTCTTAAAATATGACTCTTTAACGGTCTTTACTTTGTTAGCGAAAGTTTCTTCGTCTTCGAAATCAAGAGATTCTACGAGTGAATTGAGCTTTTCTACTTCAGTTTCGGCCAAATCGCGTGAAGATTCACGAATGATAGCTTCGCGCTGGTATGACTCCAACTTCTTAGACATTTCCATAACACCTTCGGTCTGCTCGTTGAGTTTTTCTTCGAGTTCTTCAACCGTAGATGCGAGTTCATCAACTAAGTCAACCTTAGACTCAGGAACATCGATGTAAGATTCAACGAACAAGTCTTTCAACTGGTTCATGAAACCTTCAGCGATCTCAGTGCGGAGACCTTGCTCCACAGCGAGTTGGTTCTCTTCCATCCACTGTTCAACTACGTAGTTGAGGTATGAATCAACCTTCTCAATGAGGTCTTCGCGAGTTGCTGACAACTCTTCCTCAAGGCGAGATTGATATTCATCTTCCAATTGCTCTACAACAGCAGAGACTTTGGACTTAATAGCAGTTTCGAAAATGATTGCAGTTTTCGCTTTAAACTCATCTGACAAAGTGGCTTCGCTTTCTACCAAAGCATTGAGATCTTCTGAGAAGTCATAAGAAGCTTCAGAAACTTCAACTTCTTCTTCCTCAGAGATTTCTTCTACGCCCAGAGCGTCCAAAAGATCAGCAAGATCTTCCTTAGCCATACCGGACAAAGCTTTGTAGCCTGCGTTAACCATAGCTGCTTTAGACTTCAAGTGTGAAGGCTCTTGATTAGTTTTGTCGCCTTTACGCTTGGGAGCTTTTTTTACACCATCTTCGGCTTTCGAGACAGAAGCAACTGATTGTGCTTCAGCATTCTTCATGTCGTGACCTTCCTCGACTTGGCTTTCCTCATCGTGAAGTTCAACATTCATATCTTCTGACATGTTTTACTCCTTATAATTTGATTTGAGCAAAGAGAGGAAATTTTTAAACTCACGAACCTGCGTCTCGTAAAGATGCTTTTTCGGAGCGGTTTTAATTTCAGTCTCCATCTGTTCAATTGCTTGAGGTTGAATGACACCATTGTTCCAAACCCAATCTACGCCTTCCATGATGCCGTTAACAAACGCACCGGGGGCTGATGGGTCTTGAACAATGTCGATGGTGTTAAGAAGAAAATCATCTCTAACATACATCGTACCGCCACGTTCCTCAAGACTACCCATACCACGAGTTGACACACCTAGTTGAACACCACCTTCAAGTAGACCCTTAACGATCTGCCCCATAGGAGTATCCAAAATTTGTGCCTTTCCTACCACATCATTACCCTTCCATTCAAGAGCAGTGATAAGGTGAGAAACTTTGTCTAGATTAACCGTAGGACCTTCGGGGTGATTCAACTCACCTACCGATCTTTTTTGATTAACCTGTTCCGTAATGTATTTACCTACAGCCTTTTCCATAATAGCTTTAGGGTAGATACGTCCGTTTCTATTCTTTTGTTCCGCTTGAGCAAATACACCTTCGATGACAAAAGATTTACCTTTGCCATCTGCAGCTTCGGTAATCGTCGTTTCGATTTGTTGATCGATATACTCTGCAATAAGTTTCATTTACATTTCCTTTGCAAATGTGGCACCCATCTTCTCAGCTTCTTTTTGAGAACGATAGGTGTCTAATTTGTCACCGTCAATATATACGGTGAAACCTTTTTTATCTTTGTGAATCATAACTTGATGCTTATTAATTTTCTTAGATGATACATGATCACCAGAAGGCATCTTTTTTTCTTCACGTATTTGCGTAAACGTTTTCATCAAATTATTTATAAAAAATTAATTTTCAACCGTTTCTTCTTCGTCTTCAAGCTCGACTTCAACGGGTTCTTCTACTTCAGCAGGTTCTTCTACTTCCTGATCATTATAAATTTGACTCGCAATCTTTACGCGAGCTTGATCTAACGCATCTTGCAGACGATCTCCTACTAAATCTTTGAATTGATTCTCAGCGTCGGTATATTTTTTTGCTTGAATAGCATCAATAAAATCACCAATGCTTGTTGAAGCAGCATCTACGTCATCTCCGGGAACTAAAGTAGCAATTTCGCCGGTCTCACCCATATCAACTTCTTCAATTTCTGGATTGTTATCAACTTCGCTCATAATTTACTCCTTATTTTTGAAATGCAAGATATTCACCTTTCTTCAAGGTCTTATCTATTTCTGTTTTCACAATCGATAGATCACTATCAATATTATTAACTAATCTACCATAGGATCCAGTAACAGATCCTGCAGAAGATTTAGTCCAAACTCCATCAGCTATATTAGTTAGATCTTCTGCGCTTAACGAAGCTACAGAAGCGGTTGCCAAAACAATAGAAGATCTAAATAAGTTAACTGTTACGTTTGATTCTGGTACCACTGGATTTTCACCAGATTCACGTGTAAATAAATTTCCTGTTATTGTTAAAACATATCCGGCGGAAGATACCCAAGGTTTTATTCTCCATCCGTTCTCTAAGAAAAAAGAACTCCCCAAAAATTCAGTATCAGAAATAGATTCACCACCAACAGCTGTAATTGCAAACGGCCATTTTGAATTTTGTGCATCGTTTGCTTGAGGAAACGGCGCTGATGATCCATTTTTCGCAAATTTAACTACAGAAACCCATTCTTTCCATGCCGAATATATGTCCGCTTTTGCATCTAGTTCTGTTATACCTTCATTAACTAATATCAATTTATTGTAACCATCAAAGGTTACTTTTTGAGCACCAAAGTAATTATTAGCAGGATCGTAAGCTTCCCAAAATTCCCATGAGCCATAGTTTAAAGTTGTAAAATTCATTACTGGACAATTTCTTTCCAGTTAATTGTAATCATAAGACGAGCACCATTTGGATGTAACGACTTACGAGATTTACCAAAGAAAGACCAGATCACGCGAGAACCCCTAAACCCTTTGAAGTAACCAGTGTTTGAAGTGAATGCGGCAAATGCAGACGTGTCTAGTGGCGTGTTAAATGTTTTAGTAACGTCATCGTAACCCGAATATATTTCTGCTTGGTTATATGCAATAGGTTTCAAATAGTAATAGTTGCCTTCAAGTGAAGTCCAACCAGCAGGCATATCATAGAATTCAAACCGCCCATTGTATTCGTTAGTGTTGATAGGGAAAGTTACATCGCCTTGTGATTCTGGTTCTCTTGCTTCTAAACGCTCTCCAAGTTTAACTGTGACAACAGCAGGATTTGCTTGAGTAATAGAACCGACATTATTTTCAAAAGTACCCCCGTCATCGGCAAAGTTTTTCAATGCACCATACTGAAAGTTGTTGTATGTGTCAGTGAGTTCTGCTTCGTATCTACCGGCAAACATTTCTTCTAAACGAATCGCACCAAATTCATAACTGGTGCCAGCAGTTGAAACATCTACTGTAGTGCCAGTGATAGTTGAGAAATCGTGCCCAGAATGAACACAGTTAATTTCACCTTTGATATCCATCACCGCATCAATACCATTTGTGGCATCAGAATCAAAAGCGTATGCTGAAATTGATGTTGGTTGATATAATGAATGATTGGTTTCGGTGTTGCTTAGTGCAGGAACAGGTGAAAGAGAGAAAAGATACTGCCATCCAGTATCAGCAAACCCTTTACCCTTTGTTACAAGATTGTGATTAGATGCCCACGTTTTAGGATTACCTTTTTCGTTCAAGTCAATGTCTGTTTCAGTCCACATACTAGCAGACCACGCTTCAAGATATTGTTCTGAAGAAGGTCCAGATACTGCCGCAACCGCAAAACACGTAGGTAGCGAAGCAGTCTGTGACATTGCATAGTCATAGTTATTCGCGTGAAAATAAGAGTGCATCACAACACGCTGCCCGTCAAGGTATGTTCCAAAACGAACACGCCCAGCACCGTGCCACTGAACATCAATCCACCAGATGTTATCCTTTGTCACATCCAACGTTTGTTGTGAGTCTCCGGTGCCATCTACCTTATCGCCGTTCCAGTCTGATTGTGGAATGACAAGATCTTTTTGTGGTGCTTCGGCAATAGAACTACGAATGACTACGCTGAACGTGCCATCAGCAGCAATTTGAAAAAAGAATCCGTTGTTGGCATCAAAAATACCCCAACGTTTAATTGTACCCGTTGTTATGCCAATAGCAGAACTGGAGCGAACTGCCGCCATATAAAGGTGAGAACTACCGGGAATGTAGTGGTGGTATGTGTTACTAGATGAAGCAGCGAATCCTTCGTTTGCTACGTAGTCTGGATCGCCCGACCCTACAACACCAACCTGAATAGAGTTACGATTGTCTGAATATCTACCAAACCCACCATTAACGGCAGTTGTTGAGAAGTTGTCAGTATATTTTTCTTTTTGCCCGAATACGTAACTACCGATGTGAGTTCCACCAGTTACACGTAATTTACCCCAAGCATCTACCTGTGGCAAACCTTCAGCGAAACGAATGTTAGCAGAACCCGTGATATCAACATCAAGACCGTACTCTGGGTTATCATATCCCATGATGTTGGCCGTAGGGACGAAAATATCGTATGCATCGGAAATGGTACCTACCTCAGTAGTCGTACCTTTAATGTATATTTTGTTCCCTACAGTAGGAACATTGTTTTCGTACTTGGCAGTTTTATTATAATGTACAGCAAGAATACCAGTTCCATCTCCACGATCATAAACTCCATGAACGTGACAGTCACCGCCGGGGAACCCTTGGATATCATAACGAGCGCCCGTTATAAAAGTGTGAGGGCTAGTCCCGCCAATACCACCGTTCGTGAATTCAATTTCAGCGGTGTGAACCTGATAGATCCGGTCACCCGTACTACGAGGTGGTATCTGTGTAAATCTGCGTTCGCCTGCCATTGTTGCTCCGAAAAATTCTTGCGTTAATACTCTTTATTTATAAGTTTTTTACGCTGGGTTCCTATAGTTTCTGTCACCAACCTGTGATATAGGAAACGAATTGTTATCGTTTGCTATACTTTGATTAACAATTAATATTGGATTACTACCAACTCGATATGCAGTAAAATCGATAGCCGTACCAGCAGCAACCGTAAATCGAAATCTAGCATCAACTTTTTCGACAGTGACCGTTTTACTGTTCGCACTATTTAATGTTGTACCAAACACTGAAGTAAATCCACTAAATGAAGTCGTTGTCAATATAGTTGATGCACTTGGCGTACCCGAAACCTCAAACTCATCGTACAATTGTAATGATGAATTGTCAGTATCGTCTCTAATAGTAACTCGCACCTTGTCGCCTGCTGCCAAATTTCTTGGAATTGAAGAGTTCGTGTCTTGAAGCACACCAGGAAAGTTAGTAAAGGTGTTTGTTCCATTTGCATTGATTTGAACAAAACCACCATTATTCGTATATCCAATGTAATTAGAGCCACCGTCACCAGTGTTTGTGTCTGCACTAACTGTTTCAGTAGCAATTGGAGTTGAAAAATCTGAAAGAGAATTGCCCGAGAATGGTGATCCCGCAGTCGGTAATACTTTAATTTCAGAGTTACCTAGCACTCCAGGAATACTAACGGTAACGTTTGCTATAACTTCTGTTGTTGCACCTGAACCGTTACGAACAGTTACGTTAGTACCTCCATCAACGCTGATTCTGACCACACCACCAGAGTTGTTATACACCATTGCATCTGTGCTACCACTCGCTGGTGTATTATTAGTTCCGGGACTGGTAGTTGAATAACCAGAAAAAGTCCAATTAGTAAAGTCGTAATCACCAGTCGCTGTAATATAAACAGCGTGACCTGAACCAGGAACGCCACTGCCTGTAAAGGTAAAGTCTGTTTGACTAGATGTTTGTCCATCCGTATCAAGTAATATTGCACCAAGTGCTGAAGCTGTTGATCCTGATATTGAGATGTTGCTCGCGGTGATCGTGGCAAAATCTAATTGGTCACAACCAATAAAAGTTGTATCAGTAACTTGTCTTGTCGTACCGCCAGATACAGGGAAATTCATTGTACCCATGTCCAAGAAGGTGCAGTTTTGAATATCTAAAACATCGATATTCGTATCTGTCATGTCCCAGATTGCGCCTTCACCCGGAGATGCTATTACGGAGTTATCTAATGTGAAAGAGTTTGTGCTTGTTCCATTTCCAAATACTCGAAAAATCCAATTGCCTGATCCCATACCAGTACCATCTAAGAATATCTGCTCGTTGGACGATAAGAAATAAGAATCTGCACTGCTAGAACCAAACTCTGTTGATGCATAAACTGTGTATGAAGCACCCGGACCAGATGCAAACAATCCCCATCCGTTTGTGCTGGTATTATCATCTGCTACGAGCGAAGAGAAGGTAATCGGTGTACCAGATGTTCCTAGATCGACTGTGAATGCATAAGA